AGATCATCTTTGTTATCTTGGATGTCGCCAATCATCATGGAGACAGTCCAGACGATTGCACCAGCTTGAATTAGCAGACCAAAGATTAGGGTGATAGGCACTGACTTGGACAAGTGCCAACTGTCCTCACTACTGACAGTCATCTAGTTAAGACCCAGGTTTCTCAGGAAAGGTCACATCGTGTGGGAAACCCGATTGCTCTGGGATTTGACGGAGGTCTCCTCGATAGGTGTACCAATCTTCTGGTATCGACTGTCCTAGCTCTCGAGCGCGTATGGTAACCCAATCGCATTCTTTAAGCAGCTGGTCTCTTTGCGCTCTGACAGATGCGGCTGCATTGGCATCCAACCCAGACTGATACGCAGCTTCGTGTTCTGCCTTTGTTGTAGTGACACCATCCTCAGTCGTGTCGGCAAACATGTCGACTACAGACCACGCCTGTACCCAGTTGTCTTTAGCGTCCTGGGTGACACCGTTGCTTACGACGGTCTGGTAGGAGCCTGGTGTAGGCTTAGGAGACGCAAAGATGGGGTCTAAGTTTAACTCAGTGCAAACCTCGGCGGTCCACACTCTTGGGAGAGACATATTCGGAAAGGCTGCTCGCCACTGTCCTTGCGTTTTAACTTCGCCTGTTGTTTGTTCTCTGTATTCACCCATTTGATTGATCCTTTCTAATGAGTTTGATTAAGCAGCGATAGCGTAGAAGATAAACGTATCTCCGTTGTCGTTCACACCACCCATGTTAGCATTTACAGTAAACCCAGAGGAGTACGGGTCTATAATGTCTCTTGCACCCAGATCATCTTGCGCATCAGTTGTATTAAGTTTTAGGTAAGGTGTATTTCCCGAACCAACGCCTCTAGAGCTGTCAAAAACAAACCAATTATTATTGCCATTCGTTTTCTTTATAATCAGAAAGCGTATGCCGTTTGAGAAGCCACAATCAACATTGGTAGAACCATCGTTCCCAGTGTAGGAACCACACTTGGATACACCTGGTACGGTAGCGAAAAGGTAGGCTATGTAGGTTGATCCACTGCCGTTTACATCACTAGCTGTTCCTAAAGAAAATACAGACGCTGTTGGTGCTGTTGAGTTCCATAACGCACTACCATTTGTTTCAGCGGCTACATTTGTATTTAGCTCCATTGATTTAGTGCCGCCAAGACTAGAGTGAAATGTTTTCCAGTTATTAGTAATGTTCCTACGCTTCACCCACATCATTTCTGGAGGGACTGTGAGTCCATGCGGCACGGTTCTTGCGCTTCCTGTGCCGCTGTAACAAACACAGTCAAAATAACCTGGTGCTCTTTTCCAAGACCAACTAACAAGGTCAGATTGAGCACCCCACCATGAAGTGTTAAGATCTATAGTATTAGTCGGACAATCCCAGAATTTTACAGATGCCATATAAGAGGCATTTGCAGTAGTTGCGTTAGCTCGCATTTCTGTATTTCCAAGCAAACGAGTAAGGGTGTACTTAGTATCTCCTGCTGTTCTTGTATTAATATTAAGGTCAGGAACAAAACCAAGGCTATACTTGTTGTCTCCTCCTGAAGTGGTATTTACACTAAAAACCTTAGTGGCATCTTCTGGCACAGCTAGTGGGCCTCTGCGGATTGCCATGTAGATGTAGGTGTCACCGTTTGCGTTAGTTCTGTTGCTTTGGCTTTTAAGTTGAAAGCCAGTTGAGGTAATATCAAAATGTTCTGTAAAAGCGTCTTCAGCATTAGATAAATTTGGGTACAAGCTAATAGGCCTTCCACCCACAGGCATACCCCTCATGCTGTCAAACATTTGCCAATTTTCACTACCATCTGCGCTTTTAATCATCAAAAACTGAAGCTCAAACCCAAGATCTACTACAGGGCCAGTAAAAGACCCGTTTCCAGTATAACTCCCACACTTAATAATATCTTGGTCACTATCAGGGCCGAACCCACCGTCATTATTGTTGTGTGAGAATAGATACAGTATACACTTTCCGTTACTGCTGCCAGAATGAACAAACGAACCTGGAATTGTAATTGTGGTAGATGTTGAGCTAAAGCCAGTGCCGCCAAAACTCGCCTCGGCTGCGTTAGTGTTTAGTTCTAAATACTTATTTGCGTTAAGACTTCTGTGCCAAACATACCAAGGATAAGTATGTAGATACGGCTTCATAATCACCATGCCTACTTGCTGACCTAAGTTATGATTTACAGTAACAGTCGTTGGCTCTGGGTCGGCAACGTTTATACTGACAACATCAAAAAAGCGTGGGGCTTTCCGAAATGTCCAACTGGCTATGTTTTCATTATTAAAGAACGAGTGAGAAAGATCAGAAACAAAACCATTAGAGTTAAAAGAACTTACACCAGATGGTATACCTGCTGACGGATTAGCTGTCCATTCTGCATAAGTATTACTTGCGTCTAACCCTTTTCCTGCACCTCGTGCAGTATCTGTTAGCCTATGATTGTCAGCTACACTTCTAGTCTTAGTCCAAACCAAACCACCTTCGCCACTAAGATCAATGCCGTTAGTGATTGTCTGTGTAGAATTATTTCCGTCATACAAATGACAGGAAAAACAATCATCTACATCAAGAGAACCACCCGAGCCACTCGCAACCCCAGCGGTTGAACTTAAGAACTTAGCTAGTTGTGCCATGTGTTTATGTCTCCTTAGTGTCTTATGCGAATGATCCAGCGGTTGCAGCGTAGACAGACGAGCCAATCTTCCACAGGATGATGGCGTCTGATGCCGTGAGTGTCGGGGCAGCATTACCTGATCCAGTGACCCACTTTGTGACAGCCGTCCAGGTGACCGTGTGCGAGGCACCACCGTTAAGCATGAGGACGATAGCCTCACCGTCGTTAAGGCTGTCAGTGAACGTAGCGTTGCCTGTGAGGGTGACTGTCTGTATTGCTCCGTTAGTGTAACTGAGGGCTATCGAGGATGCGTAGGATACTGTGGTTGTTGTGTCTACGACACCGCCACCGAGGTAGAGGTCTTTGAAGTGGTGAGAAGACGAGCCAAGATCAACAGTATTGTCGGACAATGCACCATCATTATTTGTAGGATTTATATTAGGACCGCCCCCAAAACCCAGTCCAGCATGGCCTGATACGCCGCTACTTATAAACAAGTCACCAGGAGAACTTCCGTTTGAGTTTCCAATCTTACCAACTACAGTACCTGATTTTCTAAACCAAACTATGTCACCGTCTGAACCTCTGTTAAAATCACCAGAGATACCACCGCTACGGCTTGCTGCAATCTTACCATCTGAGCGTAAAGCAATACCACTTGCATCATTGTTTGTTGGGGGCTGAGTGTCGGCAGTTCCAACAGTCACATCACCGCTGCTTGTGATGCGCATACGCTCATTGTTGCCACCAGTTCCAAATATCAAAGCATCTGATGTTGCGGTGTGCATAATGAACTCATTAGAAGTAGAGTTACGAAATGTTAAACCGCCAGAATTAGGGCCACTAAATCGGGCTACGTCATTAGGGCCACCTGATCCGTCTACATCTAAAGTCATTGACGGTGAGGATGTTCCAATGCCCAATTTCTTGTTGAACGACCAAGCGTCAGGTGTCGCATTGTAAAGCAAGGTAGCACTAGCGCCATCCACAGTGATCCCAGCTTGATCAGCCGCCGCTGCATTGGCTGCTCCAGATGCCACTGTAATATTCTTGTCGTCTACAGTCATCGTAGTACTGTTGACAGTGGTGGTGGTGCCGTCGATTTGCAAGTTGCCAGCGATTACAAGCGTACCTGTGTTGTCACCGTGTGCAGCTGGGTCAATCGTAAACGTCGAGGGGCCTCTAAGGTATCCACCTAGGGTGACATTGGTAGCACTGAGGTCGCCCGAGGTTGCCAACTTTGAGAGGTCAATGGCTGCACTGGACGATATGTCTGCATTAGTAACTGCGGTTGCTAGTGGTTGGTTGCCAATGTATGCCATTGCGTTTCTACTCCAATACTAAGACTGTTCGAGGACACTGACGACGACGTCAGCTGATGATGATGCGCTAGATGTCACTGAGATCTTATCTGTCGTCTCTAGGACAACCTTCTGGTCTCCACCTATGATGACTAAGGAAGATCCAACTGGGACACTTGCGTTTTTAACTAGGTTTACTGTTGTGCTTGTACTTGTGTCGGTCATCGTTGCGACGACTGTAATAGCTGACGACGTAGTGTTAGCCACAGACAGACCAATGACTGTCGTCGTGGTTGACGATGGTGTCGTGTATACGTCTGTAGCTCCAGTGCCTACACCAGAAGACACTGAGTTCTTAAATAAGTTTGCCATGTGATTTTATCCTAATGCTATTGCCATTGCCAAAGCAGTCCCACCCTGGTCGACGTCTAAGTTAGTACGAGCAGTGGCAACTGATGCCACGTCAGATAAGTTATTTGATGCGACCAGCGCTGATGCTGAAGAGAAGGCAGCTGCATCCCAATTGCTTCCGTCCCAAACGTAAAGCTGACCAGCTGAAGTATTGTAGTAGATGCTACCCGTCTGTAGTGCGTCTCCGTCTAGGTCCGTCGATGGATTGGACGATGCTGTACCGAGGTAAATGTCTTGGAAACTATCGAGGGACGCAGCGGCTGAGTTAGCCGACGCAGATGCCTGGGAGGCAGACGTCGAGGCAGCTGACTGACTGCTAGATGCACTAGATGCGCTGGACGCCGCCTGTGCGGCGCTAGACGCACTTTGGGTGGCACTAGATGCACTTTGGACGGCTGACGAAGATGCATTAGATGCCTGGGTAGTCGCCGTGGCAGCTGAGGTACTTGCAGATGTGCTCGATGCAGCGGCGTTATTTTCACTGGTGGATGCATTGGATTCTGAAGTACTCGCAGATTGGCTTGAAGACGCGGCATTGGTCGCGCTGGTCGAGGCAGCGGCGGCACTATTGGCACTAGAAACTGCACTATTAGAACTTGAGGTGGCTGAAGTCGCGGCGGCGGCGGCGTAAGCACTCACACCAGCGGCTGAGTTAGCACTATTAGTCGCTTGGGTGGTCGCGGTTGCAGCGCTTGCAGCGGCATTAGTTTCAGCGGTCTCGGCGTCTTGCTTTGCGACTTCGGCAGCTGTCTTCGCGGTCTCCGAGGCTGTACGGGCTGTCTGGGCAGAGGCGGCACTAGCGGCGGCATTTGCCTCGCTGTTTCCCACGTTTGTGAGAGAGGTCGCAGCATTAGTAGCACTAGTGGCGGCGGCATCTCTTGCAGCTTCTGATGCTGTCTTCGCTGCTTCGGCGTCAGCAACGTAAGTCTCTAAGGTTGAGACCTCGTTGTTCTGTAGACCTGTACCGCTGTAAAAGGACGTCTTAGGCATTGTGTGTTATCCTTCCAAGTAAAGTTGGACGGGCTGCATAGACTGCACTGTGCCACTAACTTCTGCGTCGTTAGCTTGCTCTTGTAGTTCAGCTATGAAGGTCACGTATCTGCCCTCGAACAGCTGACCACGCTCATCTAGGAAGTAGTCACTAGCGTAACTTAAAGCACCGTAAGTAATAAGGTCAGAAGCAATCTTAGCTAGGTCGTTCTCGTCAGTATCCGATGTCATGTCTGTAAACTGAGCGTAGTAATTGAGTACGACAGAACCACTTGCTGGGTATGGATATATAAGTAGGTTTTCGCCTTCCCGAGTAAACTTGGTTGGCGTACCAGCCTCAGCGCCACTTTTCATCTCGATCATCTTAGATAAAGGCACTCGAGTTAAGTTGGTGCTACCGTGATAAATGTC